ACGCGTGTAGGCGGCACTACGGTCTCATCTAGCGACGCTGACTCAATTGCTAAATACTTTCCTCATGGCATGAACGTAGAAAACCTTATTGCCCAGACAGATGCTCAGGTGCAGAACATTGCAGACATATACGTTGCTACTCGCAAAGAGACGACCATCCGCATCGATGCCATGACTATCGATCTTCTTGATCCAAATGTACCGACGGACACAATTATAGGTCTAGATTATTTTGACAATCTGGAGATCACCAATATCCAGCCAGAAGGCTCGACAATAGTTAAGACCTTGCAGGTGCAGGGCTTGGCGTGGGACATTACCCCTAACAGCATGAAGTGCACAGTGACAACACTTGAGCCAATCGTCGAGGGATTCATCATTGGATCTTCGACCTACGGTATAATCGGACAATCCATAATGGGATACTAGGAGAAAATCATGGCAGAAGGCTTTCCAGCATCAACAGGCGACATCTTTACAGCCGCAGACTATAACGGCCTAGTAGCCTTCACAGTAGGCGCAGCTCAAACTAACGATTACACGGCTGTCATTGCTGACGCTTATCAGGTCGTCGAGCTCATGAATAAGGGTACAGCCATCGCTTACAAGATCCCTACAAATGCATCAGTAGCATTCCCTATCGGTACAGTCCTCACAGTCCTCAACATTGGTGCAGGAACATGCACCATCTCAGCCGTGACTTCTGGCACCACAACAATTCTTTCGGCCGGCGCAGTAGCGGCGGCTCCTACTCTTGGCCAATATAGAAGCGCAGCTTGCATCAAGACAGCCACAGATACTTGGTACGTCGTCGGAGCTATTTCGTAATGATTGCCAATTCAATTGTTGCCGTTTTTGGACCACCAAAGCTTGCAACTGTAGCCAACTATTTAGTAGTAGCAGGCGGTGGTGGTGCGGCTAATAACATCGGTGGCGCAGGTGCAGCTGGTGGTTACAGAACTGGCAGTGGTTTTACCTTGCCAGCATCTTTTACTGTAACGGTTGGCGCAGGCGGTTCTGGTTTTATTGCAACGAGCGGCGTGCAAGGCGTCGGCACCAAAGGATCAAATTCGGTTTTCAGCACGATTACATCAACTGGCGGCGGATTTGGAGCCAATGGAGACACTAACGGAGGCAACGGTGGCTCTGGTGGTGGTACGCGAGCCGACGCTGCAAACGGAGGGATTGGTAACGAAGGTTCATATTCTCCAGCAGAAGGCACTAACGGCGGTAAAGGCAGCGCAGGCACAAACTCAGGTGGCGGTGGTGGTGCAAGTCAAGCAGGTGCCAACGGCGCAACTTTCCAATCAGGTAAAGGTGGAGATGGTTCTGCATCTTCAATTTCAGGATCTTCAGTAACTTATGCAGGTGGTGGTGGCGGTGGTGGCTATGCCGTCGGTTCAGTATTAGCGGGTGCAGGTGGTTCTGGTGGCGGTGGAGCAGGTTCTTACACGGCTGGAGACAATGGTACTAACGGCACAACCAACACAGGCGGCGGCGGTGGTGGAGCTTCTGCCGTAACTGGTTCTGGTGGTTCTGGTGGTTCTGGTGGTTCTGGAATTGTAATTATTTCATATCCTTCTAGTCAGCCAGATTTGACGACGATTCCCGGGACTTTGACTTATGCAAAAACATCAAGCGGCGGGAATACAATTTACACATTTACAGCGGGAACAGGGACGGTGACTCTCTAATGGCTCACTACGCATTTCTTGATGAGAATAACATCGTCACAGAAGTTATTGTCGGCCGTGACGAATGGGAAGAAGTCGATGGAATAACTGACTGGGAGCAGGCTTATTCAGAAGTAAGAGGTCAAGTCTGCAAGCGCACTAGCTACAATCACAAGATTCGCTATAACTATGCAGGCATAGGTTTTACCTACGATCCAATTGATGATGCATTCATCCCGCCTGTGCCGTGCGATCATGCAGAACTAGCACTTAATGAATTAAAGAGATGGGAGTGTGCTACCTGTGAAGCCGCGCTTAAGTCGCTCAGCGATCCAGCTTAGAGAGCAGATCGATGATGCATTCCCCGATAGAGATCGAACTTCGGACGGCTGGATCGGCGACAGTCGACACGCTGCACGCAAGTCTGATCATAATCCAGATGGCCAAGGATGGGTACGTGCCATCGATGTTGACCGCGACCTTAACGGCAAAGGCCGGAAGCCCGATCTCATGCCTGACTTGGTCGATCAGATTCGACTCGCTGCAAAGTCTGGCGATAAAAGAATTAGTTACATCATCTTTGACGGCAAGATCGCATCATCTAAAAAGGCTTGGGCTTGGCGTCCTTATGATGGGATCAATAAGCATAATCATCACGCACATATCAGTTTTACTGTCAGGGGCGATTACGACAATACGTTCTTCAATATCCCGATGATAGGTGGCACACAATGAACATGAAACATCCAGCAGTAATCGCAGTCGGAGCATTCTTAGCCGTCTGGGGTACAACATCTAACTTCGCGCTGGACTATCGCGCCATCCTTGGCTCGATCGTTGCCGGAGTCTTCGGATATGCGAGCCCTAAAAAGTGACACAGGAAAACTTCTTCACACTTTACTTCGCAAGCCTTGCTGTGATCGGTGGCCTTGCAGGCTACGTCATTACTCACTTACTGTCTGAAATTAAAAGACTTAATTCGCGTGTCGATGAGATTTATAACATCCTGTTAGAGCGATAATTTTTGACATGGCAAAGAAGAAAGTCATCGATCTCGATACTTACTCACAGCTAGACGCATGGGCTATTAGCCTCCATGAGATGTACAGAGCCTTAAGACGTGCAGGCTTTGCCGTTGACATGTGTCTAGCAATCATTACAGAGCGAGATGCTTACCCTGACTGGATTCTGCCATCGATCCCCGACCGAGTGGATCGCTTACCCTATGAGGACGACGACGAGGATTAAATGAAGCGCATTGTCATAGTGAGCGACCTACAAGTTCCCTTCCACGATAGACACGCAGTCAAGAATCTAGTTAGTTTTATAGCCAAGTTTAAGCCGCACGAGGTCGTCACAATTGGCGACGAGATTGATTTTAATACGATTAGCAAGTGGTCAGAAGGGACGCCAGAAGCTTATGAGCAGACGCTTGGAACGGATCGCGATGAGGCTGTTCAGGTACTTTACGATCTTCAGGTGACACAGATGATTCGATCCAATCACACGGATCGACTTTACACGCAGATTATGCGTAAGATCCCGTCATTCTTGTCATTGCCGGAACTTAGGTTCGAGAAGTTTATGCAGCTTGATCAGCTGGGAATCACCTTTCATCGTAAGCCCTACAATATCGCGCCTAACTGGATCGCAGTTCATGGCGACCATACTCCTATCAAGTCACAGGGCGGTCTCTCAGCCCTTGAGGCAGCCCGTAGGCATGGTAAGAGCGTTATCTCAGGGCATACTCACAGAGCAGGCAGATCGTCCTTCTCAGAGGCCTCTGGAGGCCGTATTGGGCGTGTTTTGCATGGCGTTGAAGTAGGCAACCTCATGGACTTCTCTAAGGCCTCCTACACCAAGGGATCGGCTAACTGGCAACAGGCATTCGCCATCATGTACGTCGAGGGCAAGAACGTGCAAGTCGATCTAATCTACATTGAGAAAGACGGCACTTTCGTAGTCTCGGGCAAGCGGTATGGACGACCTAGATAACGAGCTAAACAGGGACATCGATGATCACATTGATGGCGCAGAATCGTTACCATTTCGTTATATTAAATTCCTAAAATTCCCCCTTAGGGCATGAGACAGTAGAGCCACGGATGAAGGGCATCCACAGAAAGGCTCCAACATGTTCGATCCATCAGCTGGCGATTTAATTGCCATGATTGTCTTATCCGCACTATATTTTCATCTAGGCCGTACTGTCGGCATCCGCGTAGGTTATCTAAAAGGCCGCAAGGCAGTCCGTGATTACTACGCATCAAAGGAAAGGGTTCGAGTGTGAAAGCAAGTGAAGTCTTATTATCAGCTACTGACATCATTGGAGACCGAGGACGAATTTATGGTCATCCTCGTATCAATCAGACTCGAATCGCATTACGACTCCAGCAAATGCTTGAAACACCAATCTCAGACCATCAAGCGTGTCTGGCGATGGTCGAAGTCAAGTTGGCTAGACTGCAAGAGACCGCAGATCACATTGACTCCTATATCGACGCGTGTGCTTACTTGGCACTAGCTTGCGAATTAATTACAGAAAAGGACGAAAATTATGTTTAATTTTGCAGATTATGAAACAGTCGAAGAACGATTAATTAAATTTTGGAAGGATCATCCAGATGGGCAAATACATACAGAACTTCTTGACTCGGCCAATGGCCGCTTTATTGTCATGGCACGTATATTTCGAACTGAGGCTGATTCTAGACCTTGGACTAGTGGACTTGCCGAGGAAACTATCCAAGGGCGAGGAGTCAACGCTACTTCTGCTCTCGAAAATTGCGAGACCTCTGCTATCGGTCGAGCACTTGCTAACGCTGGATATGCGACAAAGGGTAAGCGACCAAGCGTGGAAGAGATGCAGAAGGTACAAAGAGCAGCGCAAGTTAAAACTGAAGTTGAACAAGTAAAGGCCAAGATGGCGCAGACATCTGGCGAATACATTCCAGTAGTGAAAGAAGAAGATCCATGGACTATCAAGCCAGCGACTATGCCGCCCACAATGGGAGAAGCTGTTGCGACGGTGAAAGAGATAATTGGCGGCCAGACCGAGAAGGATTTTCCGCGTTGTCCTCATGGTGAGATGATTTGGAATGATGGCTCTAAGAATGGAAAGCCATGGGGTCATTTTAAGTGTCGAGGCGCAGTAAATGGTGAATTGACTCGATGCCCTAAAGGTGATGATGTAATTTGGTACGAGATCAATAAAGAAACAGGCGCATGGCAACGACAGAAAGCGAGAGTGTAATGGGACGTTTACAGTTTATGAATCAAGATGGTGAATGGGAGTCATTCCCTACCGAGGATGAGATTCATCGATCTAAAGAGGTCATAGCAATTCTTGAAGAGTTTACATTCACGACTCGATGCTGCTTATGCAATGAGTCGATTCCCTACAAAGACATCAAAGTCAATCTGACCAATAAGAGCTGGTCATGCGCTAAGTGCCACGCGGTCAATGGCCTCACAAAGCCGTAAATATCGAGGATTCTCTACCGAGAGAATCGTAGCCAAGTACCTTTCGACTTGGTGGCCACATGCTGACATCGGTAGAGGGGCTGGAAAAGATATAACTCATGTCCCGTTCGACATGGAAGTTAAAGCTAGATCGGCGTTCCAGCCAAAGGCGTGGATCGATCAGGTCACAAAGAGAGCAAGGAAAACTGGTGACTTGCCACTCGTAGTTAGTCGATTGAATGGCCAAGGGGAGAAGAGTCCGCAGGACTACCTAGCATTCATGCGATTAGGTGATCTGGTCGATCTATTGCTTAAGGCAGGTTACGGTGATTTTGGCGATGATATTGGTAAACTTAATGTAATGAGATGCAAGATGTGCGGCGTTTGGTCGTTCACTGAGACATGCAGAACATGTGAGGTCGATCCAGATGCCAACTTATGAGTTCGAGTGCGATAACGAACACTGCGAGTCCAATGCAAGGATTGAGAAGTGGATATCAATCCATGAGCCTCATGATCTGGAATGCCCGTTCTGTCACAGCTCGATGAGCAAGGTTTATTCAAGTGTTGGAGTCTCATTTAAGGGGACAGGGTTCTACAGTACGGATAATAGATGAGTTATGCACACCTGTGGATAAGTAAATGTAGAAACATCACTTCACGCTCAAGACACGCCCATGTTATACACATGCTTGACATCGCTGGTACTCTCAGGGCTAGAGCCCATCAGGGGCTCACACCGAGCCGCTCGCGGATTGCTCGGGGGATAGCCATCGCTATTGGGATATCTCTATCTATGGCCTTGCCCCTAGAT